GTCTGCCTTACACGCAGAATGTCGGCAGTTCGAGCCTGTCACGACCCACCAAATTATTTTAAAGGTTTCTTGATGAAAAAAGCAGTTATACTAGGGTGTAGTCATGCCGCAGGATCCGAAATGTCCAGTGAGCCGGGAGTTGATCTATTAAACTACGGCGAAGATTATTATGGATACTTTATGAGTTATCCGTCACACCTGGCACAGTTATTGGGATACCATCCTGTAAATCATGCTATTCCGGGTGGTAGTAACGATGCCATGTTTAGAATAGCCGAGAACTATGTTAATCCATATAAACAATTGGAAAAGCCTGATTTAATAATTGCTTGCTGGACAGGCGGCGAAAGAACCGAGGTATGGGATTTTGATGAAGGCGAGTGGATTGGGCTTTGTGGCGGCAAACTTAATTTTACCAAAACAGTTTGGGACAAAATCATTAAAGAAGGTAAACCTGTTGCAGAGCCAATTGATAATCGTAGCGATATGGCAGCGTATCAAAAACAATGGATTTCTCATCACGCAGATCGTTGGTGGAGTAGAATGAACAAATTAAAAAATATGTTGGCACTAAATGCAATGGCCGCTCAAGAAAAAATACCTGTCATTAACATTGATAGTTTTGGCACAATACAGGAATATGTTTTTCCGGATATAGTATATCGTCCGTTGGGCAATACTGATTTTAGTTCCTGGGCAGTTGAACGAGGATTTAATAATACTAAATCAGGTCACTATTATTTGCAAGCACACAAGAGTTTTGCAAATTTTGTTGCCAAAAAAGTTGATCCAAAGTATCATGCCGATTATAACGGCAAAAACGTAGAATAACCTGGCGGGGTTAGTTTAATGGTAAAACAGCAGATTTCCAATCTTCGGTCGAGAGTTCGATTCTCTCACTCCGCTCCACATTAAACACAGCGAAGAAAGCAACATGCAGATATCAAGAGCTGAACAAAGTGTTACAAGATATAACCTAGAACAATATCGTAATCAACAGATACGATTGGAAAAGAATCGAGCCGAAGATTACAGCAAGGTAATTGAACGCCGCAGAGCAGAGTAAATTGTAGCAGATCGGGTGCGTCGAAATCTTCGGTTAGATTTAGACAAAGGCCGACACATTGACATAGAATGTTAAGGAAAACATGGATTACAAAGTAAAAGACATCGAATTGGCCGCTTGGGGTCGTAAAGAAATTGCCATTGCCGAACACGAGATGCCGGGCTTGATGGCCATTCGTCGTGAATACGCAGGATCTAAGCCATTGGCAGGCGCACGTATTGTGGGTAGTCTACACATGACTATTCAAACAGCCGTGCTGGTTGATACCTTGATTGAACTGGGCGCCACAGTGCGTTGGAGCAGTTGCAACATCTTCTCCACACAGGATCAAGCCGCGGCTGCTTTGGCTGCACGAGGTATTCCTGTGTTTGCTTGGAAAGGCGAAACCGAATCAGAATACTGGTGGTGCATTGAGCAGACTGTGCGTGGCCCAGACGGCTGGACTCCCAACATGATTCTTGATGACGGCCATGACTTGACTGGCTACATCCATGATCAACATCCGGATCTTATCCCAGGCATCCGAGGCGTCACAGAAGAAACCACAACAGGTATTCACAAGTTGTTAGAACGCATTGCCGCAGGCACACTGTTGCTACCGGCTATCAATGTAAACGATTCAGTGACCAAGACCAAGTTTGACAATCTCTATGGTTGCAGAGAGAGTTTGGTAGATGCTATCAAACGTGCCACCGACGTTATGATCGCCGGCAAGGTTGCAGTGGTAGCTGGTTATGGCGATGTGGGCAAAGGATCTGCACAGGCCTTGCGAGCACTGAGTGCGCAGGTCTGGGTCACAGAAGCCGATCCCATCTGTGCGCTACAAGCTGCCATGGAAGGTTTCCGTGTGGTCACCATGGAATACGCCGCAGACAAATGTGATATCTTTGTCACTGCCACAGGCAATGTTGATGTTATCACTCGCGCACACATGGATCGAATGAAGAACAATGCCATTGTGTGTAACATTGGCCACTTTGATACAGAAATTGATGTGGCTGGTATTCGCGACTGTGTATGGGAAAATATCAAGCCACAGGTGGATCACGTTGTGTTCCCCAATGGCAAACGCATCATCCTGTTGGCCGAAGGACGCTTGGTCAATCTAGGCTGCGGCACTGGACACCCCAGCTTTGTGATGAGCAACAGTTTTACCAACCAGGTCATGGCACAGATTGATCTGTACAACAACACTAACAAGTACGAAACAGGCAAATTGTATCTGTTGCCCAAGCACCTGGACGAAAAAGTAGCACGACTGCACCTAGAACAGATTGGTGCAGAACTCACTACAATGACTGAAAAACAGGCCGCCTACATTGGCGTCACCGTTGACGGTCCTTTCAAGCCGGAAACCTATAGATATTAAATGGTTGACCAAATTCTCCATTTATGCTATAATACTTGATTAGATGGAGAATTACTATGCCTTGGATTGAAAACGTAGCCGCCGCAGATATCCCCACTGGATTTCATCATGCGGCCGGCGAAAACAGCATGCTGATCCAGATCATGGATCCAGCTTCGTCATGGTGGCCCGAGCCAGTTCGCCCTTTTAAAGAAACTCATCGATTTGAATTCTTGGATGCTGAGCTGAGCGACAACTTTCCCGACGATGCAAAAATCACCCCTGCACAGGCCGAGGAAATTGTAGCACTGCTACAGCATGCCTTGGCTCAGCGTATGAATGTGGTTGTGCATTGCATGGCTGGTATCTGCAGATCGGGTGCAGTGTGTGAAGTTGGTGTGATGATGGGCTTTGATGACTGCGAGCGTTTTCGTAGTCCTAACTTATTGGTCAAACACAGTCTAATGCGGGCATTGGGCTGGACTTACGATGAAAACGAAAAGCCCAACATTGATGATTGGCGCACGTTTCGGTCGGTTGACTAAATTGACGGTAGCTGTTATACTGTAGCACTAACCAATAAAGGACTCACTATGTCAGGCAAAGCAAAATCAGTCTATTTGAGCATAAACCCAAAAGGTGAATTTAAAACAGTATTTCGCAAGGTGTTCTTTGATGCCAAGTCATACAACGAATACGTCAAATCCGAAGAGTTCAAGGCCAAGTGGCCCGCAGACAAATTTGACATTGTAAAAGAAATTTATTGACATAAGAAAGGAGCAAGATATGCCTAGTGTATTTTTAGTCAGCGACACGCACTTTGGTCACACTGGTGTATGTCGCTTCACTCGTAACGATGGTGTTACAAAACTTCGCCCATGGGATGACGCAGACGAAATGGACGAAGCCATGGTCAAGGCCTGGAACGAACGGGTACGGCCCACGGACAAGGTCTATCACCTTGGCGATGTGGTTATCAACCGCAAGGCCTTGAAGACCTTGTCAAGGTTAAACGGCGACAAAGTGTTGATCCGTGGCAATCATGATATCTTCCGTGACGACGAATACCGTGAGTACTTTCGTGAGTTACGGGCATATCATGTGATGAACGGGATGATCTTGAGTCATATACCGGTGCACTCGGAATCGTTGGGCCGTTTTGGTACCAACATTCATGGTCATACTCATGCCAATCGCGTGAAGCGGGCTCGTGGTGTTGATGCTAGGACTGGAGAAGTTTTATACAGCGATGAGAACGATGTTCGTTACCATTGTGTCTGTGTAGAGCAGACTCCAGACTTTGCGCCTATCTTGTTTGAGGACGTGATTGCACGTATCGAAGCAGAAGGCGGCAGTGTAGGGTTTAAAAACGGCAACGGGCCAGCCATGTAATACTCAAGTATTACCACTAATACCCTGCAACTTTGCAGGGTATTTTTTTGGCTGTTTGACCAATAATTCCCGTTTTGCTACAATAGTGGCATAAGGAGTTAATCACATGTACAGAGTAGACAATTCGTTGCTTTTTCGCAACATTCAAGCACTAGACGCTTTTTTACAGGAAAATCCCGGTAAAACTTTCGTAATAGAGTACATTACCAGCTATTTTCTTGGCGATCCAATGGAACAATAAGGTTGACCCGAAATTGCCATTTTGCTATAATACTTGTATAGAAACTAAAAAGGAGCCCCGGAATGCATACATACACAAAACAACAACATCTTAACGATATCGACACTAACGAAATCGGTGAGTACATTGAAGACTTTGATAACCCCCAGCTCAACAAGGCCTTTGGCAAGTTCTGTATCATGGACGACCAGTGTGCCTATAACAACTTGTTGGAAGACATGGGTTACGACAATGACGAAATCGACAACGAGCATTGCACTATTGTTCACGACACCGTTGTGGAAACACTCAAACAAGTGAACCTGGTGTTTAAGAACCTGGGCATTGACTTGGAGTTCAAAAGTGCAGACATGGTTGAGCACGTGGCCTTTATGTTAACAGGCAAAGGCGACACACCTGAAGATATGGGTGTACGCATCCGTCGACTGGTTGACGGAAAAACAGTTTAAACGTATAATACATACATTCACCAGCAACAAGGAAGCACTATGTCAGATACCCGTACAGTTACCTCTACGCAGGCCCGTAAGAGCCTGCTCAAAGCATTTAAAGTTAAACGCCCATTGTTTCTTTGGGGTCCTCCTGGCATTGGTAAAAGCGAGTTGGTAGAGGAACTTGCAAACGAAATGGGTGGCATCATGTATGACTGCCGCTTGGGTCAGATGGAGCCCACAGACATTCGAGGCATTCCTTTTTACAACAAAGAAATTGGCAAAATGGAC